GATGGAGCCTTGCGCTGCCCCCATCAGCATTGAAATGCCGCTGGCGGTACGGCCCACACCGGATACGCCGGTCTGTCCGTGCGCAAAGGATGGGAAGCCTGTGCTTTCGTCTGCGAGTACACGTGCCTTGTCAAACAGCATCATGTTCTCAGATGACACATTCGGGAACTTAGTGCCAAAGATAGCCTGACCCGGTGCGCCACCCTGACGGCGGAATACCTTGCCCGGATACAGTGACAGGTCTTGTCCCGGCACCAGATTGGTCTCATCTACTTCTACAATCAGATTGCCCGACAGCACAGCGTTGTCCACGGCCATACGCATAAAGCCGTTCATCAGCGTCTGCGTATCGTCCATGTTCTCTGCAATGCCTACACCAAAGAAGCTGTAAGGGTTCAGTTCATATGGCGAAGCGGCATATGGAATCTTAGACGGCTTGAATGGGTTAAGCACCATGCGGATAAGTTTGTTGTTACAAATCCACACATTTGCTTGCAGTTCATCGAAGTCTTTAAGTTCTGCCGGAATCTCAACATTCTGCTCTTCCAGCATTTCGATATCGACCATGCCCCAATACTCAAGTACCTCAAAGCGGTCAATGCCATGCTCCGGTGCGTAGTCGGACAGGTCGTCTTCCCAATATTTTTTATTGTAGTTTTCCCCAAACGAAATGGCTTCGTCAATAACTTGACCACGGAAGTATGGACGCTTCTTCAGATTACGAAGCTGAGAGCGTGACATCTTGTGCCGCTCAATAATAAACTGCGCCTCGTCCATGTTGTTAGCATCTGGGTCAGGATAGAAGTTCCATACAGATACATGATTGACCTGCGGCATGGTCTTGAACATCGGGTCGTATTCGCCGTTCTCGTTCCAGTTGGGGTATTCTTTGTCCGCAGCAAACGGGCCTTTCATAATGCCTGTGCCAAACAGGGCCATTTCAAATGCGCTGCTACGAAGGCTCTTGCTTGCGCCAGACTCCTCAAGCTGGTCGTGGATTTTCTTTTCCATCTTCTTGGCTGCAATTTTCGCAGGGCTAAACTCAATGGCTGTGGGTGTCTTACCCGGCCCTTCTTTCAACTTATCTTCTACAGGCTGCAGCTTATCGCCAAGCGCACCAAGTCGTTCTGTCAGGCTCTTGGCTGTAGCACCCGGCGGGAGGTCTTGACCGTCGCCAGCAAAGCCGTAAGGGCTGCTAAGAGATGTTTCACCGCGAAGCTGCTCCGGCTCCTGCGGGTCAAAATGTACATCTTCAACCACACCCTCTGGCAGTTCAGTCGGGTCAACAGAAAGCGGAAACTTGTTGTTTGCAAACAGCACGTCAACAATCTGACCATATGCTGCCAGCGTCTTAGTCTTCGTTACCTTGATAAAGACGCGAGACTTTTCAGACTCAGTAAACTGGACATCCGGCCCATACAGACCGCGATAGTTCCGGTACGCACGAAGCCATCGCTCTTCGTCTTGGTAGCGGTAGTCTTCGGCACGTTGATACCGTTCCATAATGAATGGGATAATATTCGATACCTCTGCGTCCTCGACTACGGTATCATCCGTATCCTCAAGGGCGATAGCATCGTCTTCAATCATCATTTCATCATCTGCCATAGTTTTTCCTTAGTATCCAAATGTTGAATCTGCTACTTGCATCCCGCCGGACGGTCTGCCCATCGGGTCGTAGTCGAAAATAGAGAACCGGGGTCTGGACATAATCCCATACCGTAGCGCGTCGTAAAGGTGGTCTTCAGACTTCGTGTCAACGTCTTCTGGATTTTTCTTGTCCAGAGGGATGGACGGTATTTGTGATATTGTATTTGTGCAGCTACTAAAGAATACAAGTCTTGGTTCCTCTGTAAATTCGTCAATCTGTAGACGCCTGTGTATTTCGTTCTTGCCAGCTACCCGGCTACCCCTACTGCGGTCTGATGGACGCCACCGGCATCCCTTTGCAATCATCTGCTCCGCAAGAGAAGGGCCAGTATCGCCACGCCTGTGCCACAGACTGCTATCCAAAACACCGTACTTAATATTACCATCTTCGGCTTCCAAGTCCAGTATCATTTCTGCCAAGTCTGCGGCGAGTACCTTGCTGACGTACAGTTCTCTATATACGACAAGCTGTTCACTAGGCGTGACTGCAAACCAAAGAACACCAGTAAAGCTGCCGTAGCCATAGTCACATGCACGAAACTTGACCCAGTTGCTAGGGATACGATAAGGTTCAACAACATGAACCCTGCGGTCAAACTCAGTAAACGCTGCGCCTTCTTTGATGTCCCAATCGCCTTCAAGAAGCTGCCTACGCTGCTGTTCAGGAAGCGAGAGGAGCATGGCCTCGTAGTCTCCTGCATCCGCAAGGTATGGGTTATCAGAAAGTCTTGCTGGGATAAAGCGTCTCTTAAATAGAGGTTTTCCTGCCTTGCTATGCCCATAGGGATATCGAAGAACTTCTCCGGTCTCTGAATCTGTCGCATCGAACTGCCTGTTGTATGGTGCAGGGTCGATGAACATCTTCTTGACCCACTGATGACCCCTACCACCGGGGTTAGTTGTAGCCCTCATAAAGATGGGCAAATCAGGTGCAGTAGACCGTAGACGACTTCGCATGTAGTTCCATGCATATGGTGTGGCCCATTGTGTCAACTCGTCAAAGCCTATCCAGCTAAACGCTAGACCCTGATAACGCAAGACATCCTCATCTCTATCCAGATAGGACATCCACAATCTCGCGCCAGATGGCGCAGTCCACTGCATCTTTCTCTCTGACCATTTGATACCGGGCCAGATTTTCGGATACAACTCCTGTGACTTGAATATAAGTTCACGGAGTTCTTCCGTTGTGTGTCGTAGGAGCAATCCACTAAACTGTGGATGCCCCATGTAACGCAGTGGGTCAGCAAGCATAGCGTATGACTTACCGCCCCCTGCACTGCCGCCGTATAGAACTTCACGTTCAGATGCGGCAAGAAACTCTGTTTGTGGCCCCGGATTGGGCTTGAAAAGTACGTTAGCGTGTTCCTCAATGCTAGAGGTTTCACGTGTAACTTCTTCAATCTGCGGTTCTGGCTTTTGCTCCGGTTCTCGCTTCTTCGATTGCTTTCGCTTTGGCGATTGCCGTTTCCGCATATTCTGCCCACTTGCGGAGGCTTTTAGCCGTGTCCTTACGCTGTCGCTCC